AAAGCACTTGGCAGTGCTTACACTGTCACTTTTATTCTGTTTTTCAGCTTTTGCAGATAAACTAAAAGTTGGATTCGTATACATAGGACCAGTCGGTGATCATGGCTGGACTTATATGCATGAGCAAGGTAGATTAGCCGTAAAGAAAGAATTTGGAGACAAGGTTGAAACAACCTTTGTTGAAAATGTAAAGTATGGTCCTCAAGCAGAAACTGTCATAAGGGCTATGGCTAAAAATGGAATGGACATTATTTTCGCAACATCGTTTGGTTATATGGAACCAATGTTAAAAGTTGCTAAAGAGTTTCCAAATGTTAAGTTTGAGCATGCAACTGGATATAAGACGCACGATAATATGTCAGTATACTCATCTAAGTTCTATCAAGGTAGATATATTCAAGGTGTAATAGCAGGTCATATGAGTAAAAAAGGTAAGGCCGGTTATATTGCATCATTTCCAATTCCAGAAGTTATAAGAGGAATTAATGCATTTTACTTAGGTGCTACATCAGTAAATCCAAAATTTGACATTGATGTTGTATGGGTGAACACTTGGTATGATCCGGTAAAAGAAGGTGATGCCGCAAAGGTATTAATAAGTGAAGGTGCTGACATTATTACTCAACATACAGATAGTCCTGCTGCTTTACAAATTGCAGAAAAAGCTGGCGTATATGCTTTTGGTCAAGCAAGTGACATGATTAGGTTTGCTCCAAAAACTCAACTTACAGCAATCATTGATGACTGGGCTCCATATTATGTAGCAAGAGTTAAAGCTGTAATGGATGGAACTTGGAAGAAATCCGATACATGGGGTGATATGAAGAGTGGCATGGTTAAAATGGCACCATACACTAATATGTCACCAAGTATTGCAGCGTTAGCAGCTCAACTTGAAGGTAATATAAAAAATGGTACATTTGATCCATTTGGTGGAAAATATACTACCGGTGAATTACTTGGTATGAATAAATATGTTAAAGGGATAGATGCACCATTACCTAAATGATTACTTTAACAGAAAGTGCTAAAAATTATTTGACAACCACCACCAAGAAAAATGGTAAGAAATATGCTTACCTCGGTGTTCTAGGTGGTGGATGTTCTGGTTTTCAATACGAGTGGGATATGACAGATGAAACTGATCGTGGAACACTCGTTGAAAACATTCTAGTCTTAGATAAACTTGCAGAACTCTATGTTTTAGGTTGTACAGTAGATTACGTTACAGAGTTCGGCGGTTCTTACCTTAAAGTTATAAATCCAAATGCAACAGCGCAATGCGGTTGTGGAGAATCATTTGCAGTTTAGTTAACAAGTTAATCATAAACTCCTTTACATTTAGTTAAAAGTGTGGTAGAATAATAATAATTGAAGGAGAGCTTAATGTTAAACTATAATCTTAATAACCCAACACCATTTATAAAAAAATATATTTTTAAACATAACCATACAATTAACAAATTCGCGGATTTATTATTTTCGGATCCAAAAATTACTAATTCACCACAATATAATTCATTACCACCATTAACCCAAAAACTCATTTTCGAATTATCACTATACAAATTACAAAACGGCCGCGATTTTTATTTATAAAATCGCATTTTTTCCTTTACATTTGTTAAAAACTATGGTAGAATATAATTATAATAAAGGGAGTACTTATGTCTAATTTACAACAACATTATTTAAATTTTCAAATTTTACAAACTAAAGAATCTAAAATCGAATATTTAAAACAACAACAATCTAAATTATCTCAATATAATATAAACGTACCAAATCTCATCAGGGCTTGGTCCACTAACGATTGGCCTCATCTTCGTCCAAAACAAACTAACCCAGGATTCTAATGTCATTTTACACTAACGTATTACGCTACAAAAATTATATCCTTCACCGTGGTTATCAAACTAACGGTGAAAGGTTTATGCGTAAAGAATATTTCCAGCCAAAACTATTTGTTTCATCTAAGAACAAAACTGAATGGACTGGTTTTGACGGTCAGCCAGTTGCACCATTAGATTTTGAAAGTATGTATGAAGCTAATCAATGGTTAAAACAAAACATTGATGTTTCAGGTAGAAATATATACGGTAATAAAAAATTTACTCAACAATTTGTTACAGAAAAATATCCACGTGATATTGAATTTAAACGTGAGTTTATTAATGTTGGTACAATTGATATTGAAACGGATTATGATTCTGGCTTTCCACATCCAAACGAAGCAAGTCAAAAAATACTTGCAATTACTTTTAAATCAAGCAAAAGTAATTTATATCGTGTTTGGGGTTATGGCGATTTTAGTGAAACCAATGCTTTAATTCAACCTGTAAGATATTACAAATGTAAAAATGAAGTTGAATTATTATCTAAGTTTTTAGAATTCTGGTCAGATCCGAGGTACACACCTGATGTTATTACAGGTTGGAATACTCGATTTTTTGATATACCATACATTGTAAATCGTATGGCAAAAGTATTAGGCATACATGAAATTAATAAGTTATCACCATGGCAATTGCCACTAGAACATAGAAAAATTGTAAGGCGTGGTAGTGAAAATGATGTATACGAAATACCCGGCATGCAAACACTTGATTATATGGAATTATTTCAAAAGTTTGGTTATACCTATGGTCCACAAGAATCATATGCATTAAATCATATTGCCTATGTAGTACTTGGCGAAAAGAAACTTTCATATGAAGAATCAGGTTCTCTTAAAAATTTATATAAAGACGATCATCAAAAATACATTGACTATAATATGAAAGATGTTGAATTGGTTGATAGGCTTGAAGAAAAGATGGGTCTTATTACACTAGCACTTACAATAGCATACAAAGGTGGTGTAAACTATCAAGATACTTTTGGTGTTACTGCAATATGGGAATCAATCATTTATCGTAAATTAAATACAAATAAAATTGTAGTACCACTTAGCAATGAAGAAAAACCATATAGGTCTTTTGCCGGTGGTTACGTAAAAGAACCGCAAGTCGGTAGACACGAATGGATAGTGTCTTTTGATTTAAATTCACTATATCCAAACTTAATTGTACAATATAATATGTCACCTGAAACTTTGACTGATAACACACAAATGAATGATGTTAGTTATTATCTTAGTGGTCAAACTGTAAATGGTGAATATTCAGTTGCAGCCAATGGCTCAAGCTATCGTAAAGATTTCGATGGTGTACTTCCACAGATTATTGAAGAATATTATGATGAACGTGTATCTGTAAAGAAAATGCAATTGGCTGCACAAAAAGAAATACAAAAAACTTTTTCACCTGAACTTGATAAAGAAATAGTTACACTTGAAAATAAACAACTGGCAATTAAAATTCTACTTAATAGTTTATATGGTGCATTAGGTAATAAACACTTTCATTATTTTGATATTAGACTTGCTGAAGGTGTAACTTTATCAGGTCAACTCGCAATCCAATGGGCTGAAAAAGCTATGAATGCTGCAATGAATAAATTACTTCAAACAGAAAAAGATTATGTGGTAGCAATAGATACAGATTCTTTATATGTTAACTTTGGTCCATTAGTTAAAAAATTATCTCCAACAAATCCTGTATTCTTCTTAGATAAAATTTGTAAAGAACATTTTGAACCAGTACTACAAAAGGCATATGAAAAATTATTTCAAAACATGAATGCTCATAAAAATAGAATGGTCATGGCCAGAGAAGGTATATCCGATAGTGGTATATGGACAGCAAAGAAAAGATATATTTTAAATGTACATAATAATGAAGGTATACAATATAAGAAACCTAAACTTAAAATTATGGGTATTGAAGCTATTAAGTCTTCTACACCTGAAGTTGTACGTGATAAATTTAAAAAAGCATTTAACCTAATCATATCAGGTTCACAACAAGAAACACAAAAGTTTATACAAGACTTTCGTAATGAATTTAAAACATTGGCACCTGAACAAGTGGCTTTTCCAAGAAGAGTATCAAACATTACAGATTGGCATGATAGAAAAACTATTTACAAAAAAAGTTGTCCTATACATGTAAGAGGTTCATTGCTTTTCAATAAATATGTTAAGTCTAATAATATACAAAATAAATATGAATTAATTACTAATGGAAACAGAATTAAATTCTGTTATCTTAAATTGCCAAATCCTATTAGAGAAAATGTTATCTCTTTTCAGGAAGCACTACCAAAAGAATTGAAGTTACATAATTATGTTGATTATGACTTACAATTCGAAAAAACATTTATAGAACCACTTAATTTAATATTACACTCTATCGGCTGGACTGCCGAAGAACAAGCAACATTGGAGGATTTTTTCGCATGAGTACAAACTGGTTTAAAGATATGCAAGACATGCATAAAAAGTATGGTGTCAACAAATGGTATCAGGCTGAACAACAGTCTGATGTAGAATGGAGAAGATTTAATAAGTTCATGCAGTTTAGACTTGGTATGATGCAAGAAGAACTTGATGAAACAAAAGAAGCATTTGAACTAAAAGATGCACCAGGAATGGTTGATGGCATTATTGATTTATGTGTTTTTGCTATTGGTACTTTAGAAGTATTTGGTGTTGATGCAAATAAAGCATGGGATGAAGTATATAAAGCCAACATGTCAAAAGAAGTTGGTATTAAAGAAGGTAGGCCTAATCCACTTGGATTACCAGATTTGGTAAAGCCAGATGATTGGCAAGGACCGGTACATGAGGATAACTGTGGAAATATCTCTGACTCTTTTCAATAGTATTTTTGATAATAAAACTACACAAAGATTAAATTTTAAAAGCTTTGATAAGTTTGAAAAAGCTCTATACGATTTATCTGAACGTAGAATAAAATCAAAGAAAGATGCTCCCCTTATGTCACCAGCTTGTTACAAGCCTGACACTACTCGTAAAAATGATAATGTTACAATGTGGTCAAGCTGGTGTGCAGTTGATGTTGATGATTTTATATTTGAAGGAGATTTATATGGAAATTTACGTGCACGGTTTGGTGCTTATAAGTTCGTTTGTTACTCTACTGCTAGCTCTACACAATCTCTTCCAAAGTTTCGCCTTGTCTTTCCTCTTACAAAAACAGTTCAAGCTGAAAAGATTCGACACTTTTGGTTTGCTCTCCAAACGGAACTCGGCGACCTCGGTGATAAACAAACCAAAGAT